GTTACGCTGATTGTAAAAACAGCGATGTAATATGCTTGAAAAACTAATTGATCCTATCAGCAATATTCTTGATAAGTTTGTTGCTGATAAGGATTTAAAACAAAAACTAGAACACGAACTGAAAACAGAACTTCATAGAGCTAATATGGCTCAAATAGAAGTCAATAAAGAAGAAGCAAAACATAGAACAGTCTTTGTAGCTGGATGGCGACCTTTTACAGGTTGGGTATGTGCTAGTGCATTAGCGTATCATTTCATCTTAGAACCAATCATTGTTTTTGGTCTTGCTCTTTATAATATTCAACTAACACTACCACAATTTGACATGGGATCATTACTTACAGTTCTGATGGGTATGTTAGGTTTGGGTGGTTTAAGAACTTACGAAAAAAAACAAGGTCTTACAAAATGAACATGGAAGGACTAAATCAGATATTCCACGATAAAGTAGTAGAAATGCTAAAAAGACATGAAGGTTTACGCACCTTTGCTTATAATTGCAGTCAAAATAAATTAACGATAGGTATTGGAAGAAATCTTGATGCAAATGGTATAAGTGAAGAAGAAGCACATTATTTGTTATATAACGATATTAATAAAGTACAAAAAGAATTAACTAAAAATTGGGGAGTGTGGAGAACCTTCCCTGAAAGAGCTAGGATGGTTTGTATTGATATGGCGTTTCAAATGGGCATAACTGGTTTTATGAGTTTTAGAGAAACAAGAAAACTTATGGAACTTGGTAAGTGGTTAGAAGCATCAGAAGAATTGCTTAGATCAAAATATGCTATTCAAACTCCAAACAGAGCATTGTATAATTCAAGACAACTAGCTCTATGTGGTCAGGATGGGCAACAAGACAAGTGAAGATCATCAGGCTAATTCTAGGCTTGGTGCATTAGGCGAATCATTAGTACAGACCTTTCTGTTAGAGCATTGTGATTGGTGTTACAAAACACAAGAAAAACATCCAGCAGACTTAATGGTTGAGTTAGGTTCTGCTAAATATACTATTCAAGTTAAGAGTAGGAGAGAAACAAAAAAAGGTAAATATGTTTTTGCAACTGAAAATTCAAGGTCATTATCTGATGTATATAGGCACTATCATTGTGATATATTTGCTTTTGTCTTTTTTGATAATTCAGGAAAATATATCTTCTTCAAACCAAATAACACTACGCAGACTTACTTCTCATTTGATTCATCCATAATCACTCCAACGCTTGATATTGATTCATTCAAGGACACTTTAGATCAATTAAGTTCAGTACCTAAGATAAATCCTCTTTTAAAATAAATTAAAATAATTGTTGATATATTTATATATATAAGTATATAATGAACTTATGTTAAACAAAAAAAGGAGTAATTAACATGGAAACAGATCCAAAATACTTTGATTCTAAAAGAGCAAAAAAATATTTAGATATTATTAATTCTATTAATGAAAAAGCTGAAAAGAGAATTGAAAACATTAGAAAAAAAAGAGATGAACAAGTTAATTTTTATGATAGCTTATTTATTACAGAAAAAGCAAAACCAAGAAAAAAGGAGAGTGCATAATGCCTAAGAAAAAAGTAACAAAAAAAATGTTAGATGATCTTTGGAGAGCATGGGATATATTAAGTGATGTTGCCCATGAGTGTAGAATTAGAGATGTCGAGTTACCAAATGATTTACATAACATAACTCAATCTCAAATGCGTAGAGTAATTTTTGAACTAGAGGAGAGTGCATAATGTATAAAGATCATAAAATTAGTGATGATTCACAAAAAGCTATAGATAAATTATTTGATGCTTTTTACGATGTAGTTAATCGTGGTTTTGGAGTATCAATTAGTAAAAACAAGTCAAAAAGTATTTATGATTCTACCATACAGATACTAGATTTAGATAAGAGTGTATTTGCTGAAAGTCTTAGCAATTCTGAATGTAGAAAAAAGGAGAGTGCATAATGAAATTACAAAATAGAATTATACAACTAGAAAATATGATTTCTATGCGATTAAACATGAACAAAAAGTTCGGTAGCCTTTATTCACAAGAAGAAATTGATGCACTACAAAAAGAGTTAGATCAATTAAAAGAAAAGGAGAGTGCATAATGAGATACACATTAGAAGTATATGTACCAAAAAGTAAGTTTTGGTTTATAGCTTGTCAAACTAACGACATGATTTTACTAGGACATCAAATACTTAAATGCAAAAAAGCTAAACACAAATACAGAGTTAGCAAGGAAAAAAAATGAATATACACAAATTAAAACATGGTCAAAGAATACAATTTGCACATAATTCTTATGGACAAATAACTAACTATGAAATTGATATATCTAATTTAAAAGGAACTATTAAAACAGATAGATATATAGACCACGATGGAGATTTTATAGCAGTTAAATTAGATAAACATTTCAGAGATTTAGAGGAATCGGATAACGAGTTGCATTTTGATATTAGTAAAGAAACCATTAAAAATCCATACGAACTGAAGTTTGGAACATCTTTTGAATACTTACAAAAAGCAAAATTAATTAAGGGGTAAAAATAATGTTTATATATCAAATAAATTCATCTATTTATAACAAAACTTTTGACTGGTCATTTACTGAATCTTGTCAAACAAAACAACATTACGATACTTGGATTCCTAAGAAGTCTGATCTGATTGTCTATGAGAAAGATAAAGCAATTAGAAATACTGTATTAGAGGAGCTATGGGAAGATATGCAACCTGATAATCAATTTATAAGGGATAGGATTAATGCAAAAGCTAGGGCAAGGAGAAGAAAAGAATAATGCTTGATCCATTTCAAAAGGCTTGTGAAATTATAGAACAGCACACAAGGATAGAGATTGCTGAAAGAGAATTAGAAGAAGCTGAAGAAGTAATGCAAGAAAAGAAAAACAATTTATTTAACGCAAAAGCAAAACTAGAGGAGTTAGAAAATGAGCAATAATGTAACATTCAATCTTGTTGGTGGTGGAGAACTAAACATACCAGCTAGATTTATAAGTGGTTTTTATAAAGATGATATTACTAGCGATGTCATTGTAGAGGTACTAGGTGAAGAATACATAGTTAGGGATAGCCTAGATGAAATCAAATACATATTGGGAATAGCTAGATGATTAAAGAACAGATCAAAGAAGCAGAAGAATATCAATTTGGAGAAACAAAATGAACAAAGCTAAATTAGTAAAACTAGCAGATGAAGTATTAACTGATATTGACGTTGATATGGAATCTGTTTTAAGAACATATTTAGAACGCAAATTATTAGATAAACTATCTGATAAGTTTAGGTCAGCTTTTTACTATCTTGATTTTTCATCAGAACTTCGTAAAGACCATAAAAAAGATTATGAATCTGTAAAACCAATACTTGATGATTGTTTAGATAAATTACTTGGAGAAACAAAATGAAACCAATAGGTAAAATAACAAGAGATGATTTTTGCACTCATTCCTTAGTGCCATATCTATTTGATGCTGGACATTTTAAGACTAAACAAGAGGTTTTAAATGACTGTATAAGGGCAAGGCATGGTGAGAGTATAAGAACTCCACAAACGCTTAGACAAAGAACAGGAGATGTCTTAGAAAAACCTTTGATCCAAGAATGTATGAAAAGACTTGGGATAGATAAGTTTGAAGATAAGGTAACTGAAAAGGTAGTACATCCTATATTACCTTTAGAGGGATCATTAGATGGTATGGCT